GTTATGCCAGCTACAATACCGGCCGCTCCTAGCACAACTGGCACTATTATGGATATAGCTGTGTTGTATGGTATTAATGGTGGCGTAACATTCACTGCTACAGCCTTACCCGCAGGGTATTCGCTTGTAGGTAAAACTGGATTATGTATAGATAAAAATAATGTTGATGGTACACTAACTGACCCTAATAATGGGGGCGCATCGGTTGATACTTCGGTGTGGACAAGCGGTGGTATATTTGTTAATCCAGAATTAGAGGGAAGCAGTGAAAGTAGAACCCCACCAAACAACATTCTCTCTACTGGTCAATTTAACGCTTTCGTGAATGGTGATTACTCTAATATAGTAAAATGCACATCTATAAGTTCTTTAAACGAAAGTTCTACATTTGAACTAAGTTCTATTGACAATGCAGAGATTATTACAATATCAAGAGACAAGATTGGTGACTACTATAGAGATATTCTTGATCCCGCATCATCAGGTGTACTTGATATCACTAACCCATACGCTGATGGCAACTATGATATGTTGGGTGTTGGTGCCTTAGAAGACATCAGCACATTATTAGGTAATGCGTTTGGTTCAGTTACATTTAGAATAGGAAGTTTGAGTAGTATTGTTGAGAATAATCCTGGCACAAATTATCAAAATGATGTTGGTGTTCGGGTTGTAAACAAGCTGATCGAGTCTTTGAATAAAAAGGATGTAATATTAAACTTCGATAATTCTGGATTTAAACTTGAAGAGAATGAGATCGTAACCCAAGACATCACTCTACCCACTGAACCAATAGATCAAGTTAATAATATTTCTTCTGCAACTATATCGACCTTTGGTGCTTCACTTAATCAAGTAGGGGTAGACATTCCATATGGTAATAGTGAAACAGCATTTTCTTTTGCTCCAAGAGAATATACTGTTAAAGCAAAGTTTGTAAAACAATCTGGTAAAGATTTTTACTTTAGACCAATGAGTTTTTATAGATTCGATGATAATGAAACGATTACGATTCGATCTATTGAAAGAGTTATAGTAGGTTTAAGAGAAGATGAAGAATCTCAACCAATGGGAGCAAATGCTGTCATCAAAGGTAGTGCTTCATATGCTTCTGGTCAGATCGATGAAGTAGCTATAACTCACACAGGGTATAAGTATGCGACAGGGGCAACAGTTGATATTATAAACAAAAATATAGATAGTGCCAATTATGATACATCAGTTGCTTCAGCAGTCGTGGAGTCGATTGGTCAAGGCAACACGTTGGGTAGATGGAAAACTAAATCATCATTTTTAAATGATTCGTCTGCCATAGTACATGATAATGATTACTATCAAGAATTTTCATATGACATTAAAGCATTAACGGGTCCAGAAGTGTACACACCCTTAGTTAAAGATGTCGTTGGCGTTTCTGGTACAAAAATGTTTAGTACGCCTTTGATAAATAGTGTAAATAGACTTGAAACAAATCTTAGTTCGGAAATAGTATTCTTTGATGTCGATTTGGTCGATCTTACAACAGAGGGTGGCTCAGGAACATACACAGAAACTTATAGTGCTATGCCAGGTACAGTCAACTCTATTAATAGTCTTGGTGTGATATCTGGTTCTGGGTTCGGTAGTATCACAGTAGGCACATTAATCAGGGTTAGCGGTGACAATACTGGTATTGGTGAATTGCCATTAGATGAGTTTGAAACTGATGATACACTAGCGGCGTTACCTAAGATTTATAAGGTTTCTCTAGCTACAGCGACTAGCTTGACATTGACAACAGAATCTGATGTAACTGTACTTACTACTAATGGTACATTGTCTGGACTAACATTTGAGATTGTCACTAGAACAACTCTACCGACATCAGGACACCTTCTGAAAACAGAGAACAATGAACAGCTAAAAGCTAGTCAAGTAAGTCGTGAAGGCTCAATAGCGGAATAAAATAGGTAAGTAAATGACAGTATTGAAAGTTACTACAGATGGAGACCCATTTCCCGCCTTGGCTGGCGGGAGCAGTCTTGATGGAACTGGTGCCCCTAAGAATTCAGGCGTTAGAAACTTTGCTAGGGGAGGAAGTATTTCCGATCAAGATAAGTCTTACTCAATAGATTACCGTGGTGGTGAAGGTGGGATACTGATATCAAATGCTGATAACACTGGTTATATTGGTGCTGATCTTTTTAACTCTAATCCACATGACGTTTATATAAATGATTTTGGTGTATTTGAGTTGAACGCAATAGGTGTTATGGCTAATGGTGTTGCTCTTTTTCCTCCTGGTGTAAAGCAGGATGCTAATGGAACAAGTTCTGGATTAAGAGCATTTAATTCTCCAGAACTACCATTAAGTCAATTTCCAACCGATCTGTGCGGTGGAAGACCAGAAGCAAATGGAGAGTATAGATATAGAAGCGGTGCATTCTATCTTAATGGTTGGAATGGTATTACAAAACTAAAAGCAAGTAGTGGATATTTTAGTTTACAGAAGCCAAACACTGAGCCATTTCTTAGCGACTTCCTAAGACACGCCGGTGGTACTTTTGACAATAAAAACTTTGTTTCTGGACACTCTAAAATAATAGGGTTCGCATTTGATGGATATCCGATATATGGGCCTTATGGCTATCAAAATCCATATAATAGTGGTAGTGGTGTAGTTCAGATGAGAAGTAGCTATGTTAAAAGAGACATTAATAATGAAAGTGCTGATAGACAAACATTGAGAAATACTTATCCAATGGGTAGCTTTATAGAAGATTACTTATACGATTCTAGTAAACACGCTAATAATTCGGGACCTTTTTTAGATGAACACAACGGAAGGTTCTGTATAACTCCAGACTATAAAAAGGGGACCTACGCATATTTCGTAACATTGGATGACCTTAATACACCAGAGTATCCATATGTCATAGGCCCAACCACAAAGGAGAGACGATCTCTATAGAGGATCGAAAAAGAAATGACAAAGATTATAACAGAAAACTTTAGAGTAGGTGTAACGAAAAATTTAGTTGACAGTTTAGAGACTGATAACTATTATGCAGTGGCATCTCGAAGTATTACTAAAACTGAAAATTTAAGCACCGATCCAATTTCCAATACTCAGAAATCTAAAAGAGATTTTCAGAGAAAAATAATATTTGGTAAACGAATAGAGGTTGCTAAAAGAGGTGCCGGTGGTACTGGTGCTACTAACGAAGCAAAATATATGTTTATAGACAACCCTTGGGAAGAGGGTAGAGTTTATGATGCTTACGATGACACGAAAGATGTCGAAAACCTTAATATGATTGTCAGTGTGCAGGACAGCGATGAGAATTACATCATTCTAAAATGTATTGACAATAATAATGGCGCCCCATCAAGAGACATCGCCGCAGAAATTGATCCAGAAAGCTATGGGTTCTTTAGTGGTGCTGATGGATATGTTTGGCACGTTATGTTTACTGTTACAAAACAGCAGGCGACAGACTATAGAACAGGTGGCAATTTACCTGTTGCAGAATTTACTAAGGGTTCTAGTGGTTATGGAGACTTTAATGTTGTCAGTAGCGCAGAAGAGTCTATTTCCAGAATCGTAATAGAAAGCACAGCGCCCAATCAATTCAACCAGTATCTATTCGGACCTGCAACAACAATACATGATGCTTCTGACGTTAAGATTGAGAATCCAGACGCATCGATAGTATCAGGAAAGACTAAGCAAGTTGTAGTTAGTGCTAGTATTGTTTCTGGTAGAGCATTATACATATCTAACAATGCATATAAAAATATGTATCTAAGAGCGAAGAGTGGTATTAACGATGGTAAGTTATATGAAGTTAAGGGCTCTAGAACTCTACTTGCGGCTAACTCCATTGTTTTAGACATTGAAACTGAAGATACATTTAATGCCCAAGAGATTTATCAGTTAGTTGTAAAAATTGACGTTAGTGCAAGTACATTAAGCGGCACTCGATGTAAAGCATATGCTAAACTTGATAGATTTGGAACTCTTGTTTCTATTGGGTTTGAAACTAGAGGTACAGAATATAAGTACGCAGAAGCTAATATTATCTATCCACCAAATCTAAAGGGTAGTCAAGCAGTATTAGACAGTCCAACTGTTCTTCGTGCAATAGTTTCTCCCGAAGGTGGTCATGGCTCAGACCCGATTAACGAAATGGCTACAAGTAAGATTACTTTGGTTTCTGTTTTTAATGGAGAGCGAGTTGCAATACCAGATGGTAATACATACTCTATAGTAGGACTATTGAAAAATCCAACTTTCACCGACCCCTCAACTGGTCAACCATTTATCCCATCTAGTGGGGCAACACATGAGTTCGATAATAGAACTGTCTTAACAATGAATGATGTTGGTGGGGCGCTTATGAGTGGTGCTAGTTTAGCAAGTGGTGGAGAGGTTAATAACTATATTGAGCAGTATATAGAAACCATTGATATACAAGATGCTATTGATGGCGTAACATATACTATTGTCGATAAGGGTAATGTTGACGCTAATATTTGGTCACTGTTGGGTGCGACATCAGATAGTCTTGGACATACTTTCGTTTCTCAAAGAACCTCTGAATTAGACTCTACTTTGTCAGCAAAGGTTTCTTTTGCTAGAGATGCAGTTGACGTAGCAGACCCAGGTTACGATTATAGTGTAGAAATAGTTCGTGGTAGAATACATGAAATGAATTACGCAAACAATATCACGAGTATTTTTGTCGTAGATTACGATGGTGGACATAAGAATAGATTTACGCCAGGTAAATTTTATGTTAAGGTGCTACCCACATCTATTTCGTTTATAAATAATATGACAGCAGATGCTATTACACATGGGACTTTAGACCCGTACAGCGGAGAACTTCTACACTTCATAGATTTCTCCCCAATACCAAGATCCCCAGACAAGAATGAAAAGATAAAGTTCACGTTTGACTTTTAAAGGAAAGAGAATAAAACATGAGTATCAACAAAGACTTAAATGTAGACCCGTACTACGATGATTTTGACGAGACAAAACAGTTTAACCGTGTTTTGTTTAAACCATCTAGGGCTGTACAGGCACGAGAACTAACTCAGCTTCAGACTATTCTACAAAAGCAAGTAGAGAGATTTGGATCGAACGTATATAAAGAAGGTACTGTGATTAGTGGTATCAACTTAACGTCTCGAAGTGATTTGAGGTATATTAAACTTCAGGACCAGGTTGGATTTACCGATCCCTCGATCTATGGCGAGTTTATTATAACTGATAGTAATGACGCAAATTTTGGGTCAACTAGTCGATATATTCTTGAAGGCCAATCGAGCAACATACGAGCAGAAATCATTAAAGGTCTTGACGGGTTTGAAACTCAAGCACCCAATCTAAAAACATTCTTTATCAATTATCTGAATGCTAATTTAGAGACGGGACAGAAACAGTTTATTAAGGGTGAGAAATTAAACTTATTAAAACCAGATAATGGTAGTGGCGTTTTTGAACAAGTAAAAATTGATAATGCCAATGTTACGTTTACTGCTGACAACTCTAGTGACGATTACGCAGGCAACTCTTTTGGTGTGTCTTGTGAAGAAGGAGTTATCTACCAAAAAGGTCATTTTGTTTTTGTTGACCGGCAACTAGTAATTGTTTCAAGATACACAGATACTCCTGAAAACGTATCTGTTGGATTTACTATCAACGAGAATATTGTTGACTCTAACCTTGATAGTAGTCTACTAGATAACGCAACTGGGTTCAACAACCAGAATGCGCCAGGCGCAGACAGACTACAGCTTGTGCCTGTCTTAAATGCAGTACCAACCGCATCGGAGCCATCAGAGTTTTTCGCATTAGTTAGGTATGTTGATGGTAATGCAACCCGACTAAGAAACTTCACCGAGTTTAATGTTATTGGTGATGAACTTGCCAGAAGAACATACGAAGAGTCTGGTAACTATGTTGTTAATGGATTATCTACTTCACTCGATAAAGTAATAACCACAGACGACTCTGGTAATGTTACTGGTTCGGTTGCTCAAGCAGAAGTACAACCAGGTAAAGCGTATGTCTTTGGTAGAGAAGTTACTAATGTGACTACGAAGAAACTTAACATTGATCCGGTCACTACCACCAAAACCAAAACATCACAAATAACTAGTGTTGACTATGGTCAATATTTTACATTTAATTCTTCGGCAGGAAGCACCGTGTCTTCTTCAGTCTTCAGTGCAGAGCCTAATGCGGATAACATATATCCAAAGATGGCTTTGTATTCAGGTTCAACGAAGTGTGGTACTTGTAATGTGGCTAGTGTTGAGCCAGGTAAAATTTATGTATTCAACATCGTAAAAAGTGCCTCTACCGCTGTAACGCATATTCTTCTCGATTCTTTAACCAGTGTTGGTGGATTTAATATCAATACAGCATCAAAGGTTGCCTTGACGAATAGTGGAAAACTATTTGAAAGATCAAAAGGTTGCTACATTTTTGACGCAGGTCAAAAAAATCTAAATTCTGTTACAGAGACTAATCTGGTTCAAAGAGCAAGTACCGGTATAGCAACAGACTTAGCTACTGCTGACAAAATTGCCACTATTCCAGCAACTACTAATACACAACCAATTGCAGACATAAGCACTATCTTTGCTATTAATAATGATCTGATCTACCCTGCCGTGGCTGTTACTATGTTGACAGCGCCGAATGGATCTGGTTTTACTGGAATGACAGTTGAATTTGGTTCATCAGCGCCATCATCTGCGGTTGTACATTATCAAGAAGTTCTGAAAGGCTCTACTGCCGATACTTTAACTGAAGCAAATTCTATAATATACACTAAGTTTGACTTAACAACTAAAAAAGCCACTCTTGGTATACCAAACTGTATTCAATTAACTAGCGTAGGATTAACTGACCCAACTGATGGTACGAGTACAGCAGATTCTGCTATTTTAGACATAACGTCTAAATTCAGACTTGTGAACAATCAGACAGATACACATTATGACTATTCGTATATTCAGTTAAAATCTGGAGAAGAACCAATAGCAGATAATGCGATATTATTAGTCGAGTTCAAGTATCTATCTAGAAGTAGTGCAAATGGTAATGGATATTTAACTGCGAGTAGTTACAGTAGTGTAAACAATTTAAGACATTTAATTAATGATTATACATCAAGAAGTCTAGATTTATTTAATCTTCTAGACTCTTATGATATGAGACCGTACAAAAAAACTCTCATTGATCCTTCGACTAGTAGAGCAAATGCGGTGTCAGCCACCTCACCCAGCGGCGGAACTTTACAGTATAGCGACTCAGTAGGCGTATCGAATGACGTTTTGGGTAAGACACTATTCGGAAATGCTAGTGTTATTAATAGTACATATAACTATACCCTATCTAGAACTGATAGTGTTGTTATGAATGAGTATGGCGAAATATCTATCGTTAAGGGTGATGAAAGCGAATCACCACATTCACCACAATTAGATCGACAGTACCCTATTTCTTCGATACACATACCTGGCAACACCACTGAAGTTAATGGATCAAATCCAATTACTGTTTTGGATAAGAAGAATAAGAATTACACGATGAAGGACATTGAAGAACTTGAAATGAAAGTCGAAAGTCTTTCTAATATTGTTCAGCTATCTCTTGCCGAAGTTCAAGCAAAATCTTTGATCATAAGGAACTCTGATGGTAATGAAAGATTCAAGAATGGTATTTTGGTTGATAAGTTCCAGTCGTTTCGTGGAGCGCAGTTGTTTGATCCAGAATTTAGTGCGGCAGTTGACGAGACTAGAACTGTCGCAATGCCAGCTATCAGAGAGTTTCCGATAGACTTAAAGATAGACACAGCATCTACACTTCTTACTGATCCACCCTCCAATGTGTCTACTTCAACCAATGGGTTTGACGATATTGTTTCTCTTGTTCCAGACGCAACTACGATTAAAATAATTAATCAACCATACGCCACAAACTTTAGAAGCTGTGTATCTAACTATTATAGCTATCAAGGTCAAGCAGACATTTATCCTAAATTTAGTTCTAATAGAGATGTTATTCAAAACCCTGCTGTTAATTTTGATATCGATTTACAGGGCCCACTATTAGATTTAGTTGATGGTATTCAAGAATTTATGCCGTTAACCAGAGAGGGTACAGTTGGTGAGCCAAGACTTGTTAACCAATTCACAAGAAGAGAGAATGTCACTATATCCAATGGTCGTAGAGGAAGTCGAACAGTATCTAGAAGAGTGCGTACTCAAAATTTTGCAGAAAGTATAGAAATGCACAATCTAACTGCCACTCCAAGAACTGAAGAGCAGACCTTTGGTAACTTCGTAACTGATGTTAGAATGAAGCCATATCTTCCATCTACGGCAATCAGAATTTTTGTTGCAGGTCTAAGACCGAATACAAGACACTATTTCTTCTTTGATGAAACTGATGTAAATGCTGATATAGTTCCTTTAACAGATTTAGCAAAATATAACGCCAGTGGTAGAAGAAGCGGTGCTAGATACCAGACAGGTCGATATAGATTCTCAAGTCAAAGAATTGAAAGAAATGTAAAAGGTAAGGCTGTATATACGAACAGTAAAGGACAACTAAGAGCAGTCTTTGAGTTGCCAGCAGGCAAGTACTTTGTTGGTGAAAACGATTTAGAGATTGTTGATGTTGATCAGTACGCTTCGATAGAATCTGCATCGACATCTTACGCCAAAGCAACATATAGAGGCTACAACTTTGCATTGAATAAGTCTGAAATTAATGTCACAACACGAACAGTTGATTTTGATGTTTCTACCAATGTGATTGAGCGACAGTTCCAAGTAAAAACTGTTGATCCGATTGCACAAACATTCAGAATTAAATCCGGTGATACTAATGGTGCGAACTTTGCGTTTATCAGTGATATCGATGTGTTTTTCAAACGAAAAGATACATCAGTTGGCGTAACGCTTCAGTTGCGAGAAGTTAGTAATGGTTATCCAACATCAAAGGTTTTACCTTTTGGTATTAAACATTTAGAAAGTCAAGATGTAAACGTATCTACAAGTGGCACAGAAGCTACTAAGTTTACGTTTGATAACCCCGTTAGATTGAAGGCAGATTCAGAATACTGTTTTGTTGTCATTCCAGATGGCAACTCACCAGAATACTTAATTTTTACAGCCAAAGTTGGGTCGACAAGTTTATCTAAGGGCACTGTGGCTTCTCAGCTTCCAGTAGTAAATGACTGGGGTGACGGCGTACTATTTACATCAACAAACGATAGTGCTTGGAAGTCATATCAAGATGAAGACCTTAAGTTCAGCATCAATAGATACAACTTTTCAGCGTCTTCAGGTACTGTTGACCTAGTTCCTAATGATATGGAATTTTTGACAATAAGAAATAATGTTAAAGTAGTTCAAACAGACACTGACTCTTCAGCAGGCGCATCAGATACTAGACAGACACTTCACTTCCAAAATGACGAATCAGTCTATATCTTACCAGAAACTGGAAGTGTAACATCGGCCGTTGTTCAGTCTGGCGAATTAACAACATTGAATATAGCAAGTGCAATTGGAAGCGATGACTTCCCATTTGCTGATGGTGATTATCTGTATATTGTTGCAAATGATGATGAAAACGAAAAGATTGTTGCACAGATTGAGGGATTTGCTGATGGTGCTACTGAGGGAACTACAGATATATCAATAGATACTCCATTCTTTACTACTGGTAATGTTAGTGTTCAGCTATGTGTTTACGGTGAAGTATCATACTATAATCCTAGAAACTCATCTAAGATACACCTTAAAAATAGTTCTGCTACTGCAACCAACTTTATTGATGATCTACCCAACAGCGTGTTTAGTAGCAGTCTTACTAATAGATTTATAGCGGGTAAGACGTACACCATTACTAATTTAGGTGATGAGGGGGCAGACAGAGCAACAGCATGGCGTGAAGTCGGTGTCCCTGCCATAGTAGAGCCTGAAGTTGGAACTATATTTGTTGCAACAGGAACTGGTAATAGTACAACATTACCTGGGCATAATGGTACAGCTAGAGAAAACTCTCATAAGATATATGGCATTTCTAGTGGGGCAGAAGCCACCATTACTAGTACAGATGTGCAAAAGATGTCATATTTCCAATCAGAGATTATGATAGATGACACTGCTAATACATCTAGTAAGATTCAACTGTTTAAGAGAAGTGGTTCTGATTTAGTCTTAGACAAGCCTGTTGAGAAAAACTCAAACGCATATTGTCTCGATGAAGCAAAAGGTGTTACTAGTAAAAGTGAAAGGTTGAGAAATAACTCATCAGAAGACTTTGTTTTAAGAGTGTCTTTAGATAACAATGGGTTTAATTCCGTTAGTCCTATTATTGATTCCGAACTATCTAGCATTAGTGCTTACGAGTATAAGATAACTAATGACCCGAATAGTACGTCTGCTTGGGTCACTAAGGAAGTTATTCTTAAAGACGAATTACCCGCAGAAGGGTTAAAAGTCAAAGTGAGTGCGTTTAAACCTGCGGGCACCGAAATTGATGTATATGGTAGATTCGTTAGAGACGATTTGCCTGATGTTAAGGGCGACTGGCAAGAACTTATTCTGTCTAATCCAAAAGAGTTTTCTGCCCCAGGTAATCTTTATGACTATAGAGATTATGAATATGACTTAACTGAAGGCGCAGTACCACCCAAATATAATACTTTCCAATTAAAGATATTATTGAGGCATAGTAATTCACTAGAATTAAAACCTGCAGAATTGAGAAATATAACACCAGATGTTAACCTATTTCCGCATCTTTATAATATTACAGCAATAGCGGTGACAGGGTAATTATGGAAACTTTTATAAAATCCGACAGCGGCGCTGGCGTTGTTAACACTGATATAAGTGCTTATCAGAAAGCAATTGCTAAAAGAGAGCAAGCTAAATATTTAAAGAGTCTTGAGCAGAGAATAGAAAAGTTAGAGTCTGCAATGGCATTATTAGAAAATACACTTAAAGAGATATCAAAATGACACAAAAATCTAGCCTATCGAATATAACAAACGCAAACACTTTTGGTGATTGGAGACAAAGAACCAATGAGTTGATCGATGTTGCTAAGAAGTCTGTTACTTTCGGAACAGGAGAAAGTGGCTCTAATGTTGGTGATGTTACCATTGATGGTGATCTAAATTTAAGCGCAGGTAAAGAAGCGACTTTCGACATCATCGATACGATAGGTAGCGCAGATTTAAAGGTGAAAAAGAACGCAGACATCGAAGGCGTCTTATATGTAAATCAGACTTCTGGTAGTGATAATGTCGAAAGTGTTATTCAAATGACTTCTGGTACTGATAAAACAGGCACTTGGCAGATGTCAACAAATGGTACTCATGCCAATTTAAGATTTACTAAAGGAAACACCTCACTACAAATAGGCGGTGATGGTAATATTACTTCTGTGGGTACTACTAATTTAGTCATACCAGTTTCTATGGTAGATGGTGGTGTCTTCAATGGAGTAACTATAGGTAATACTACTCCAGGCACTGGTAACTTTTCACAACTAGACTGCACTGGCGCAACTGAAGGTAATATAAACAATGTAAATATTGGTGGAAGTAATGCGGGTACTGGTTCGTTCACTAACTTTATAGCAACTGGTGGTGGAACAAGTTCAATAACTAACACTCCAATCGGTGGCGGCGATGTGGGAAATAGGTCGACTGGTTCATTTACTGCGTTAATAGCAACTGGTGGTGGAAATAGTGCAATAAACAATGTTCCGATTGGTGGAACTACAAAAAGTACTGGCGCATTCACTACATTATCCACAAGCGGATTAGCTACCCTAGCTAGTGCAACTGTTACTGGAACACTAACAGCAACTGCTAGTTCAGCAGATGGATTAACACCCACTGCCTTGTCTGCTGTGAAAAGTTCAATGGCGACAGATTTATCGACAGGTACTGGTATTGCTTCTATAAACAATGTTCCGATTGGTGGAACTACAAAAAGTACTGGCGCATTCACTACATTATCCACAAGTGGTAAGGCTACTTTAGCTAGTGCAGAAGTTACAGGAACATTAACAGCAACTGCTACTTTAGCAAAAGGACTAACCGAGACGGCACTAGATGCTGTATTAAAAGCTGTATATCCAGTGAACTCTATATATTTGACAGAAAGTAATTCTACACCTGAATCACTTGGTTTACCTGGCGTATGGGAAAGATATGCACAAGGAAAGGCACTAACTGGGTATTCAACTAGTGTAAGTGCGTTTAAGAATGTGAATTCTGGCGGTAATATGAATCACACATTGAATCTTGCTCAAATGCCTAGGCA